ACCCCATCCTCAAAAATTGTTTTTCTTCATAGAGGTGATTCTTGTTAGGATAATCACAGTCAAAATAAATTTGAAACGATTAATGAATTCCCACCTTTGAAATATCTATGGGTGTACCAGCACCCCAAACAGCAAGCCCATCACGGTGATGAAGCAGATCGCTACCATGATGGACATGACCGTAGCGCTGCTGAACCAGCGCGGGCTTGCCCGGCTAGGCAAATCGGCTGCTTTTGCGGCCGGACTGGACAATCAGGCTTAGCCGACCGCCTTCCGCGCCACATCCGCAATCCGCGCCATCCCAGCGGCATAGGCGACCGGGTCCGCCGGGTTGAGTTCTGCGGCGATTTGACAAATCACCTCACCATGTGTCGGTTCGGCTTCAGGTTCGGGCCGCACACCCTGCCCAGCGATCACGGCCCGCGCGACCTTGGCAAGCGATCCGGCTAATGGCGGCTGTCCGGCGTTGCTAGCGTGCCGGACATTGGCGGCGACTGCCGACAGCAACTTGCGCGCCGGGAGCCAGGGAGAGTTCGGGGCGGGTTGGGGCAACAGAGCGTCGAGGATGGACGCGGCAGCCACCGCCATGGCCAGCGTGGCAACGATGCTGGGGTGATCGCCAAGCAGCGTGGCGAGCAGGGTTTCGATGTCCATGATGGTTCCTTTCGGGTTTTTGGTCATGAAAAAGCCCGCGACCGAATGGCGCGGGCGAGGAAGTTGGGAATATCGACCGTCTGGTCAGCGAGCGCGTCAGTTCCCCTTGGCCGGAGCCAAGAGCACCTCAACCTGATCGAGCGCGCCACGGGCCGCCGCCAACGACGCAGCCAGGGTGACACCATCCCCGACGGCTTGAGCCTTGGCAGCACCGTCAATCGCATCACCGGCGACGACGAACGCGGCGTCGATCAGCGGCAACGATTTTGCTGGAAGCCGATCACGGAATACAGTCGCGGTGACGCGCGCAGCTTCCAGCCCGACGCGGATGGTCTGGATGTCCGGGACCGACTGCCCGGTTGGCGTCGTGGTGCATGCGGCGACAAGCAGGCACAGGGCAGCAAGCGCCGCGAAAATGTTGCGGGTCATGATGGGCCTTTCAGGCATGAAAAAAGCCGCCGGGCGGATGCCGGGCGGCCAAGAAAACTGGACTGTTGTCGCGGTTGGGTTCAGCCGCCGGGCCAACCCAGATCAATCCCGGCGGCGTAAGCCGTCAGCGCGTCATCCATCGTTGTCGCCGCATCGATGGCGGCGCTCAACTCCTCCTCGCGGGCGAAGCAGGCCTGCACGAAAACCCCGATGGCCAGCCCGGCGGCGGCCAGGGCGGCCTTGCCGACGCGGGCGAAGCCGTCCGCCGTTTTCCAGACCGTCTCGAAGCCGCCACCGGCCAGCTCGACCTGATTGGCCAGGGTCAGAGCGGTGGACACGTCGTCGCAACTGGCCTTGTCGCTGCGCCAGCGTTGGCCGCCAATCAGAACGCCACGGTCGCGCTCGGTCTTGCGACGCTCGACGACAGCCGCACGCAGCTGGGCGAGCAGGTGGTCGAGCGTCGGCGGCTGGACAGCGCCGTCAACGCACACATAATCGTGCGTGGCCCAGACCGACAACGCGTCAGGAACCCGCACCCACAGAATCGATGGGTGATACAGGCCGGTCGGATCGTCGGTTGCAAACTCGGCGCAAAGGCCGACGTCAATGCGTGCCCACATCATCCACCCCACTTGATATAAACCGCCCCGACGCGACCGGGCGTTCCGGCCCCGCCGGTGAAGGCCAGAGATCCGCCGCTGCCGCCCCCGCCGTAACTGACCCCACCGAAGGTCGCGAATTGAGACCGATATTCGGGGTTGTAGTCACCGCCGATTCCTGTGCCGTCCGCGCCACGCTGGTTGAGATCGTTCGGTCCTGCCGCCCCGCCGGTCGCCGACAACAGCGTTCCGAAGGACGCGGACCCGCCGGGCTGCCCAAGTGATCCGCCCGCCGGAACGACGATGGTGAAAACCTGGCCTGGGGTCACAGGAAGATTGTACTTGATCGACACGCCGCCGTTTCCGGCGGGTCCGCCCTCGGATGAATCGTACTGGCTGGTGTCGTAACCGCCGCCACCGCCGCCGCCCACCACCGTCACCTGGGTCAGCAGCGTGACGCCCACCGGCACCGTGAATGTGGTCGTGCCAGGCGTGGAAAAGATCCATTCGCCCGCTCCAGCGCCTGCGGTGAAGGCCGTCGGCGCGGACCAATCGGACCAGCCCAGCGTGGCGCCTTGATGTTGACACTGGAAATAATAGACGGTCAGCGGCGTGAGAGCGGCGGTCGATGGCAATGTGACGGAGGTCAAGGCCCCGGCGCTGATCCCGCTGTCGTAGACGACCGTGTCGAAGCTGGGCACCGTCGAGACCCGCCAGCGTGACGCCGCGTGCGCGTCCGCTCCGGCGACAACCGAAAACGGCGAGCTGGTCAGGGTCGGCTGGAGCGCGGCCCCAGCCGACCCGTTGGCGGGCGTCAGGTTTGTCGGTCGGGCGACAAAGGAAAAGATCGCCGCGCAGGTGAAGGCCGTCGGCGTGCTGGGGGCCGACCAATGCCCCTCGACGTCAGCGTAAGCAGCCCGCCACCAATAGACGCCGGTCGTCGCCAAAACCAAGTCGGGGACGGCGTAAGAGGCCACGGCCCCCACCGTGCCGCTGTGCAGGATGGTGGCAAAGCTGGGACTTGTGGCGATCTCAAACCGCGCTTGCCCCTGAGCGACCCCGTAGAGCGAATAATAGGGCGACGCCGACAGCGTCGGCGTGCCGCTGACGCCGATCGCGCCCGCCGCCGGACCCAGGTTGATGGGTTGCCGCACCTGCGCCGTCGATGAAATCGTTCGGATGGCCTGGAGCAGCTGGGTATGGTCGCCGCCCGCTGGCGTGAGGCCTGCGGTTTGGATCACCGTCAGCATCTCATTCTGGACGCCGTTGAGCCAGTCGGCGGTGATGACGGTGGCGGGAAGGCCGGTGGCGGGGCTGCCCTCCGTAAAGAGCGACCGCCCCGAGGAGGTCGCGGCGGTCGGATGATCGATGGCGTCCATTCTCACACCTTGATTGTGGTTACGGTTTTGGCCAGCGGCAGATCGATCACGACGGTGACGGTCTCCATCACCGGGCTGCCGTCCACCACGAGGGGATTCCCCTGGGAATCCGTCGCCTGCCGCGTCACCAGAACCGGCTGCGGCGTCGTCTGGCTGCCTCCCGCAGCAAAGCGATATCGGGGCGGGATGTTAGGCAGGTTGAAGGTGGTCGCCCCGTCACCGGCGCCCCAGCGCGTTCCGATCACGCCGAAGAGGTCGAGGTAGGTCTGGCGGGACACCGCGCGACCATCGCAGGCCAGGCGATCCGGCGGCGTCACATCCCCCGCAAAGACCTCCAACGCCCCGGTGGGCGTCACCGCGCTCCGGCTGAACAGGGCGTTCAACTCGGTGCGGATGATCTCCAGCGTCTGACGCAGAGCGCTCAGGCGGGGTGCGGTGCGGAAGAGGCTGGGGTCTACAGAGCTGGTCACGTCATGTCTCCCAAATGGTGAACCCATGATCCCAGCCGATCAGGCCGTCATCCCACGGCGCGGCGTCTGGCGAGGTGTAGGAAAAGCGCACCAGCGTGTGCGCCGCAGCAACCCGGCGCAGGGCTGTCTCGAAAGCCGCCTCGCCCCACGCGGCGAGCGATTCGCCCGCCGCCGATTGACCAGCGCGCGCGTGCGTGGATGTCCATTGGACCAGGCCGATGGACCAGACAAAGGACCAAGCGTCGCCGCAGCAGGGACTCCCGGCTTGAGCGCCACCGGCGCGCGCCGGGCCGTATTGGGTGATGGTGACGTCGAAGCCCAGCGCCTTGGCGTAGGCGGTCAGGTAGGGGATGCTTTGGCCGCCCACGCCGATCAACTGCGCCACCACCGCCGCGCGGCGCTGCTGCAACGTGGTCTGGCCGCTGACCGCGAGCGTGGCTTCCCAATCCGGCAGCAGCTGGTGCGCGCCCGCCGGAAAGGCGTCGCTCAGCAGCGCCGCCGCGTCCGCGCTCTGTCGTTCGTAGACCGCCGCCAGCCCGTCGAGCACCTGGGCCTGCGTCGTGCCTTCCTCACGCGGCCAAATTCGCCCGGTCGGCAGCAGGGCTTGCAAGGCCGCGCGAAAGTCGGCGCGGCTGTAACGTGGCGGCATGGCGACCTCAAACGAAGGTGATGACGCCCAGCGTCAGCATGTGGCCGGGCGGCGCTGAGACGTCGTCCAGCGGCGCGTTGATGTCGAAGCTGGAATCGCCCAGCGCCACCTGCACCGCTTCCCACAGGCGGTTGATTTTCACCGTCCCGCCGGGCGTGGCGTCTTCGCGCAGGCGTTCGATCAGGGCGTCGCGCGCCGCCGCCTGCGAGGACAGGGGGATTCCAGCGATGGTCAGCACCAGCGGCGACGGGATCGGCGCGACGACATAGACCAGCGCCGTCACCGGCTGGAGCGGCCAGAGCGCGTTGGCGACGGTCAGCTGGTCGCCGGTGGCCGGTTGCGCGCGAGTTTCGGCGCTCGCCACGCCGTCCGACCCTTGCGGAAAACCACCATGCGCGGCCTGCGCGTCGTCGAACATCACAAACAGCACGACGGTGCCCAGCCCCGCGCCGTTGCGGACGCACCAGGACCGCGTCACGCCGGGGACGGCGAGCGCCCAGCTGACGAAATCGTCATGCGCGCCGCCCATCGCCGTGATCTGGTAGGCGGTCAGCATGCGGGTGCGCAGCTCCTCGTCCGCCTCGACATCCGCCCCGCCGATCAGCGCGCCGCTCGTGCCCGACGACGGCACGCCGGAAACCGCTTGCGACAAGGCGAAGGCCGCGCCCGCGTCGGTGTTGCCGCCCGCCCCCGGCTCGTCGGCGCGGACCGGGACGCTCGCCGTTCCAGCAACCCCAACGGCAACCGTCTGGGTGCTGGTGAACGCCCGGCCATCGGCGGCGCGGGCGATGGCCGTTCCGCTCGGGATCACGGCGCCGACGGCCCCGGCGAAGGTCACGATTCCGGTCGCGGCGGCGGCGGGCTTGCGGGTGACGCCCTTCAGGGCCGCCCAGCCCTCCAGGGCCTCGTCGGTGCAGGTGAAGGGGACGGCCTGCTTGGCGATCCAGTCCAGATAGCCGTAATGCAGATGCGCCAGCCCGGCTTGAGCCGCCCCCAGCACCCCAAGCACCGACCGCCGCAACAGGTTGGCCCCACCATCGACCGCCGAGGCGACGTCCTGCGCCACCTGCTGGCGGATGTCGGTGAGGGTTGGACGCGAAAACGGCATCAGGCGACTCCTTGCCAAGCCCAATCAAAGTTAAAGCTGGTCGATTGGCCGTCGCTGCGGTGGGCGATCACCCAGACGCCCAAGGTCGAGCGGCGCGCCCATTCCACGCGGATCGTGAAGCGCGCGACCACGCCGTCGTCGATCAGCCATTGCAGCGCCTCGGCGACGTAATCGGCGGCGCGCCGCCGGGTCTCTTCCGTCTGCTTGGCGCGGTCGAGCAGCCACAGCCGCGAGCCGATCTCGCGATCCCCCCACCACCCGCGCCGGTCGCCCGAGCCATCGGGCGGGCTGTCGGAGGCGGTCGCCGAGCGGTCGGTGAACAGGCTGAGAAGGATGGCGGTGGCCAGATCGTCGCCCGTGTCCAGATCGCCAGAGACCAGGGACCAATCGCCCCGCGCGTCGTTGGCGATCCAGGACACCAGGATGTCGGCCATGGCTATTCCTGTTGGTTGGGGATGGCCGTGCTGGCCCCGCCCGGCTGCACGCCGTTGTGCGTGTGCTCGTTATAAATGGCCCGCATGCTGGCCATGCTGCGCCCGCCGCCGCCGACCTGGTCAATGATGTCGCCCGTCACCTCCAGCAGCGGCGCCTCGATGCGGACTTTCGCGCTTGCCTTGATCGTCAGGCTGGGGGTGTCCTCAATCGTGATCGGCAGCCCCGCGCCCTTGACGACGATGCCGTTGCGGGTCAAATGGACCGATTGGCCGAGGTCGTCGTAGAGGCAGACCTCTCCACCGGCCAGCCCCTTTGGCCGAGCGCCCTGATTGCCGCTGGCCACCACCACGCCCATTGAGCGGTCGCCGCCGACGAACAGCAGCACGACGTCGCTGCCGATCGGCGGGACCGACGAGAGGCCGTATTCGATGAGGCGCGGGGTGTTGTCGCGCAGCTCATCGACGCCCAAGCGGACCTGCATCGTCTGCACCGCGCCGCCATCGGTGACGGCGGTGATCCGGCCCCGGCCAATCGCCAGCAGCGCGCGGGTGTAAAGGCGCTCGATCAGTCCCGGATCGCTCATGGCCGCGCCCCCGGCGTGACGTCTGACAGGATAGGGACCAGCACGGTCGGGGCCAGCTCGAAGGCGGATGGCGGCATCAGCACCAGGCTGGCCGAGGTGCCGGACGGGCCGCGCTGATACGTCACCTCGGCGATGATCCATGTTGCGTCCAGGTGCAGGCTGGGCAGCGTGACCCGCGCCAGCCGGTTCGGCGTCCACAGCTCGCCCGCCGCGTCGCGCCAGCTGTCCACAGTCAACCGCACCTGGAAGGAGCGCCCCGCGCGCCGGGCCATTTCCCAGCGGCCCCGCTGCTCCGACAGCCCCAGCGCCACGATCCCGGATTCGGCGATGATGAAGCGCTTGCGGTGGCGCGTCACCCCGGCGTCGCGCACGATGGCCCGGATGTCGCCGTCAGGACCAGCCTCGCCCAAGGGCGCCATGGAGAGGGAGCGCACGACGTATTCTGAAAAGCGCTGATCCATCGAGAACAGGGCGACGGCACTCTCGACATTCGCGCCCTGGGCGAAACCGCTGGCGTGCTCGACCGTTCCGACGCGCGACAGGACGAGGTTGCCGTCCGGCCCGTCGTAAGCCAGCAGAGCGCGAAACCGGGCGATCCGCTCGATCACCGCGAAGGGCGTCTCGCCCCACATGAGATTGATCTGCGGGATCGGCGGACCGACGTCGGTCAAGGCGCTGACCGTGACGCCATAGGGCTGGGCCAGCTTCGCGGCGATGCTCAACACGTCGGCGCTGCTGATCTGGTTGCTGGGCCATTCCGCCGAACAATCGACCAAATCCTGGCATTTCCCGCGCCCCGTCACCCGCAGGCTGTGCGACTGGCGGTCAATGGCTGGGATGAAGCGGTCCACATAGCCGGTCAGCACCAGATCGGAGCCGAGCAGCACCTGGCATTCATCGCCCTCCTTGACGACGACGCTCGCCACCTCGCCCGGAAAGCGCTCGGTGAAGGTGATGTCGAAGTCGGACGGCAAGCGTTCGACGCCGCGCGTCACCCGCAGCTGCTGCCAGCCGGAGAGCTTGCGCCCGGCGGCGCCGCCAATCACCAGGGTCAGGTCGTCGATCATCATCACTCCGCCAAGGCGTTGAAGGAGACCGGCAGAAAGGCCGGGTGGATCGCGCCGGATTGCTCGACCAGCTCGTCGCTGCGCGCAGGGTCCTGGTAGAGCCGCTGCGCCAACACCAAAGCGGGTTGCGGGCGGGCTGTGGACACGACCACGCGGCGCGTGAGGCTGGCTCCGCGCTCGGTCAAATCAACCGAGACGGCGGTGCGCAGGGCGCGCAGCGCCTGGTAGGTCTGGTCCTGCCCGGCGTCGCCCGCCCGCGTCATTTCGGCGTCGATCAGCTCCACCACCCGGCTGCGCGTCTCAACCGCCTGGTCGTGCGATGGCGGCTCATACCGCGCGGCGGCCCGCGCCACCTCCGCCAAGGCGGCGCGCCGCACCAGCGTGGCCGTGGCCGTGGCCGCCGGGGTCGGCGACGGCGACGGCCCGAAGGGGCGCCCCTGAACCGACGGTCCCTGAACTGACGGGGGAGACCGGCGAAAAACTGGCCAGCGGCGTCAGCAGGCGCAGCGCGTCCGTCGCGTTGGGGGTGGCGCGGGCGGCGGCGGACACCAGCGCGGCGACGCTCGCGGCGGCGGTTGGCAGGCTCGCCGCCGTCAACGCGTTCGCCTGCGCCATCGCGTCCGCGCCCGCCTGCGCCACCGTCGCCCGCCGCGCCGCCGTGGCGGCCTTCAGGGCGGGGAGAGTGGCGGGGAAAGCCGTCGTCGCGCCACGCCGCCGACCCTGGACCTTTGTGCCGCCGATGAAGCGACCGAACGCTCCGGGCAGGTCGCGCACGGCGTTGTAGAGGTTCGTCGCGTCGTCGATCAGGCGAAAGACCGCCCGGACATAGACGCCGACCGCGCTGACGATCTGCCGCAAGATGGCCGATCCCTGCTTGAGCAACCCGCCCACCGTTTGGACGAAATCCAGAACGGCGGCGGCTCCGACGGCGTCCGCCGCCGCCTCGATCTGGCCGACGCTGGTCGCGCCGCCCTCGGGAAACTGGAGCTTTCCCGCCTCGACGCAATCCAGCGTGATTTCGAACACCCGGCCTTCGCGGCGGCGCTCAACGACGTGAAAGCGCAGCAGAGCGACCGATTTCCGACCCAAGGTCGGATGAACCAACTCGGCCTCGCCCGCCGTCTCGCACGCCCGCACCAGCCGGTCGCGCTGGGCCAGCACGTCGCCCCCGCCATACTGGACCGACCCCTCGACCAGGAATCCGATCAGGCTGATGCGGCGCGGCCCGCGCCCCAAATCCTCCACCCACACCGAATCCCGGTAGGGGTATTCATGGACGGCGACGCGGCGGCCAAACTCCGAGGCCGATCCGATGACGCCGAAGGGCACGCCCCGAAACGACGCGGTCTGAAGGCGGGTGTGCCACGGCCCGGCGCCGCCGTCGAACCCGGCCAGATCGACGCCCAAGCGACCAGCGGCGTTGGTGACGCGATCCAGCGCGCCGCCAAGGGCCTGATAGGCGTTGCGGTTGGGCATCACGGCCTCGCAAAGTCGGGAGTGGAGTAATTGACGCGTGTTGGCGCGAAGATGCTGTCCGGCTGGCCCTGCACCGACGCCGTCGTTCCCGGCGGCACAGCGCCGGAGAAGCGCACGTCAACCTGGATCGGTTGCCCCTGTTGCGGCCCTGTTGGCCGGGTTGCCCCGGATTGGCGGTGGCCGCCCGCGCTTGTTCCGCCTGCGCCTTGGCGAGGTCCGACAGCAACACCGAATAATTCGGCACCGGCGTTGGCTTTTCCCCGAACACGCCGGGCTTGTAGAAGCTGTGGTCGCCGATTTCCGCCGACCGCAGATCGTCCCGGCCCCGACCGAAATCAGTGCCGCGCCGCTCGGAAATGTCGCGGTTGAGGAAATAGGTGGCGCCGCCGGTCGGGTCGGTCCGCCGCCCGCTGGCGATCCCGTCCAGGATGCCTTGCACCGTCGCCCGTTGCGCTCCGGATCCCGATGGCAGGTTCCGCCAGTCGCCACCCGCCCGCATCACCGGCTCGAACTGACCGCGCTGGTTGACCAGGTCGGGGATGGACCCGCCCCACGCTGGATGGGCCGATCGGTTCAGGACCGTCCGCACCACCCCTTCCAACCCCACAGCCCCCTGGTTTCCCGCCTCGGCGATGGCGACGCGGGTCAACGCCTCCACCGCCGTCGGATCGAGGGTGATCGCCTTGGCGTCCGCGCCGACCGTCACGGGCGGGACAGCCGTCGGCAGAGCGGCGGCTGTGGATTGCGGCGCGGCGACGGCGGGCGCCGACGGCGCGGCGGCGGGAGGCACGGCGGCGTTGGCGGGGGTGACGAACAGGCTCCGCCACCAGGATTTCTCCGGTGGCTGGCCTGGGGGCGCGGCGATGGCGGGTTTTTCCTCCGGCGTGGCCGATTTCAGGCTGAAATGTGGCAGCCAGCTCGGCCAGCCGGAATCTTCCCGCTGCTTCTTTTCTTCGGTCGTCTGTTCACGGACGCCAAACCGGAACGGCTCGGCTTTGCTGATCTTGTCCAGCTCGCCACGGACGAAATCGCCGATCCCGTTCCAATGTTCGTAGATCAGGGCCGCCCCCTGGACGATCCCCGCGATCAGGCCCAGCACCGGGTGAAACCGCGCCACACGGCCACCACCCCCAAAGCGACGCCGACCTCGGCCAATCCGCCGCCAACGGCTTGTTGGCCGCCGCCCAATCGGCGGTTTTGTCGATGA